GCGCTGATCCTTGAGCCGTACCGCAAGCGCGGTGGCTTGGCGGTATGACCGACCTGACGATCCTTGACGCAATCGCCACGCGAGTAGAGGCTGCGACAGACCCTGCTGGGTACACGCTCCGCAAGTGCTACGCCACTCCGCCGGAGTCACTCCCAATCACACCGTGCGCGGTCCTCTTCCCAGGTGGCGACCAGATCAGCATCGGCAACGGCAACCGCACCACGGTGCTGACGGTCAACATCGTCATCTACCTGCTACCGATCCCACGGATGGATGAGAAGTACCGTGACCTCTACACTTGGCGAGCGTGGCTACGCACCGTGTTCGATGGAGCTGTGACCATTAGTGGAAACGCGGCGCAGGTGGCAGTCACCGGTACTACACTCGGCACAGACACTTACGCCGATCAGGACTACCTGACGGTTCAGGCAACTGCGGAAGTCACGGTCTTTGACACCGTGGCGTTCACCGCGTAGAGCAAGGAGAACTTAGATGGCAACCATCGGCGCAAAGGCTCTGACGCGAATCGCTACTGCGTCGCAGGCCGCTTTCGGAACCGCAGCTGCAATCGGCACCGCCACTGGCGAGATCCTCTTCAACGAGACAGTCGGCTCAATCGACTTGGGCGTGACCGTTGATCTTGGTGAGACCACTTCGGTTGGCAAGCGCACCGCCATTCAGGCGACGCGACCAACCATCACCGGCAAGGCTCCAGTCCTGACCATCGCCGATGGTCCTGCTTCGATGCGAACCCTTCCGCTCATCTTTGATGCCATCGGCGGAAGCACCACTGGCGCAGGGCCATACACCTGGACTTGGTCGCCAACGCAGGGCGATGTTGACACGCTGGTCTTCTACTCCTTCTTGGTCACCGATGGCGTGCAGAAGTATCTCGTGAGCGACGCTGCTCCAACCGAGATCACCCTGTCAGCAGACGCAACAGGGCTGCTCCAGGCTGGCGCAACCTTCGCTGCGACCACGGTTGCAAGCTCAGCGCTTGCCTTCCCTACGGCGATCCCTGCCAACCCATTCTTGGCTGGGCGCTTGATGAAGCTCAGCACCGATACGAACTTCCCTGACAAGAGCGGCACAGGCGCGACCGACTACGCCTCTATCTTCAACTTCAACCTGTCGATCACGACAGGCGTTGGGATGGTCACGGCGCTTGATGGCAGCCTGACGGCAGCCACGGCCGCGCTGACCGGCGTGCTTGATGCAACGCTGACCTTCACGGTTGCGAGCAACTCGGCAGCCACGACCTCATTCCCAATCAGCGACATCGCCACGCAGAAGTACCTGCGCCTATTCGGCACTACTGCCGATAACTACGGTGTCTGGATTCTTGGCTCGTGGGAAGTGGAGAATGTCGTGCCACTTTCAGCGGATCAGGATGGCGTGGTGGTCAATGAGGTCACCTGCCGACTGGCATACGATGTGACTTCAGGGAAGAGCCTTGAGGTGATCATCGACTCGCCACTGGCAACAGCGCCATAAAGAGCAGCGCCTAGAGCGCTAGTAGGAGGATCAATATGGACACGGTAAAGATCGCCCTAGAGGGTGAGTTTGCTGGGTGGACAGCCGAGCTGCGAAAGACAGTCTCTGCGCGCATCCTGCTCGACTTGGAGTCAGGCGAAGCGTCACGAGCGCTCGCAGCGTTTGCCAAGCTGGTGGTCACGCATAACTTCAAGGGGCTTGATGGCAAGCCTGTTGACGATGTGCTGGATGCACCGGTGGATGCGCTATCGCAGACGCTTGAGGCGTGGGGTAAGGCGAACCAGCCGGACCCCAAGTAAGGCTCGCCGCCAGGCGGATGGCGATTGGACAATCTATCTCGCCTCCGCCGGAGATCATCTTCCACCTCTTAGGCGAAAAGTTTGGGATGTGGCCAGATGAGGTAGCGAGCCTACCGCTCGACCAAGTGCTGCTTGCCTGGACAATCCACGCAGAGATGCAGCCGAAAGGGAAGTGATGCCAGCCGCTCTAGAAATCAAGATGCAAGGGCAGATTCGAGCAGAGGCGAAAGCGCTGCAAGATGTCTTCCTAAAGACACTTGGCTGGAAGGGCGTTCGCAAGCTAGAGCAGTTCGCCGTTGTCAATGCTGCTCGTGCCTATGCGCCATATGTCCGCGCCGCTGCGCCGAAAGATGTTGGCGGACTTGCCAAGAGCGTGCGCGGTCGCCGCTCTCGCTATCAGCGGCCTGGGGCTATCGTCGGACCTACACAGGGGAAGAAGCAAGCCTGGTATGCGCGCTTCGTAATCTACGGTTCAAAGCCACACACGATTCCAAAGACCAATGCGGTCGGTCAGGCGATCAATCGTCGTCTTGATGCAGCCGGTGCTGGGTACTCGGTGTTCGACCAGGGGAAGATTCAGCACCCAGGAGCGCGAGGCAATAACTTCGTCTTCCCTGCCGTAGAAGCAAACTATCAAAAGGGCGCGGACGCCTTTGGCGCGACTGTGGTGCTGCTACTCAACGATGAGGCTAAGCGCGCTAAGGTACTAGGGCTGGAGATTGAGTACGCGAATGGTACGGCCGCGAAGTGGCAATCACACCCAGCGCTCAAGCATTGGAACAAGCCTGACTATGTCGGACCACTTACGCCGCTGCAAGCCTTCGCACGCAGCAAGCGAGAGGCAAGCGACAAGGTGAAGGCAATCGCTGCAAGCGCTCGTGTGCGGCAGCTGCGCCAAGACGCAAGGGTCTTTGGCATCAGACCAAATATGTCCAACCTAAGAGCAGGATAGGAGTAGAGCGTGGCATCAACCGGCGGTATTGTCTTCGCGCTGACGGCAAGGGACCTTGCCTCTAAGGCGGTTGGCAAAGTCAATAACAGCCTTGGCAAACTAGGAACGGCTGGCAAACTTGCTGCCGTCGGTATCGGCTTCGCCTCTGCTGCAACAGCAGCGCTCGGAAAGATTGCACTCGACGCCGTTCAGGCTGCTGCTCAGGATGAGCGCCAGGCGATCCTGCTCAACGCTGCACTGAAGCAGCGCGGTCTGTTCACTGAGGATCTCAACGACAAGATCAAAGAGCAGATCCTCTCGATGGGCGCGCTCGGTATCGCAGACGATCAGGTGCGCGCTGGGCTAGAGGTCGGCTCACGATTCTTTACCGATCAGGCAACGCTCCTACAGGCGAACGCAGTAGCCGCTGACATCGCCGCCGTGACTGGTCAGGATCTCGCCGAGGTGATGAGTACAATCGGTAAGGGCGCAATGGGTCAGACACGCGGTCTCAAGGTTCTTGGTATTCAAGTCGAGAAAGGCGCAACCATTCAGGACATCCTGACGGCTGCAACTACAAAGTACGGCGGCACGGCCGCAGAAATCGCCAATAGTACGAGCGGCAAGTTCGCTCGATCACAGGTGCGATTCAACGAGACTATGGAAGAGCTTGGCTACCGCCTGCTACCAACAGTCAACAAGGTGATGGACTTCCTTGCCAAAGAGGCTCTGCCAGCATTCGAGGCAATCGTCCGCACAGTTGGTCCAGTGCTTGACGATCTGATCACCAACTATGTAGCACCTCTGGTGCGCTCCTTCGGCGAACTGTTTGCAGTGTTTGAGGATGGTGACATCAACCTGCTTGTGGTTGCGCTCACGCCGCTGAAGATCTTTCTAGAGGCACTGAAGATCACGGTTGATGCGATTGTCTTTGGACTCAAGGCGCTCTTTGCGGCGCAGGGCAACCTGGGTGCAGCAGGTACTACCTCTGCCGGATACTCGCCGTACCTTGCCAACGCAGTCGCCTCTGGAACCTTTGTTCCACCGATGGGAGGCGGAGCTACCACCAACAACATCTTCATCGGCACAGGCAAGGTTGACACCGTGGTCACCGACTCGATCAACCGAACTGGCACCTTCAAGCGCGGTCGCTAAATGGCGAACCCATTCAGCCTGATCGTGGCTGGCGTTGACAGCGGCGCGAACCTTCTTGATCTCCCAGCTCCGAGCGCTACGACTACGCCCTATGTGGACCTTGGCAGCCTGACGCTCACGCTCTCAGGCGACGGCAACGGTGGCTCAATGACCTTTGATGTGATTGAGACCAAGACTCCAGTGGCAGGACCGTGGTGGCGCTCTGGC